AAGCTATCACCAGAGGATGTACTGGCTGGTAAAGCGGGTTTTGTGGGACATAACGACATTACCCTTGCCAAGAAAATAGCTGGCGGACATACGGATCCTGGCGCAAACTTCCCATGGGATTCGTACCTTAAAGCCGTAGCTATGGTACCGTAGTAGAGCTGGAACAATCCAGCTTCTCACTATAGGAGATACCATGAAGTTCAACAAAGCTATCGTAGAGCATTACCTCGCCGCACTTCTCGTTGCTGGCGTATCTATCTGGCAGACCGGTAACCATCACCTCAAGTCTGTTGCATGGGCTGCTGTTGTAGCAATTCTTGGCCCAGTTGCAGTTGGTGCTTACAACCACTTTAAGTCAACAGCCGCTAAGTAAATTCGCGCTTGAACCATCCCTGTGTAATCCGCAAGGATAGGCCAAATGGCTAGCGTGTGAAAGACGTAACCCCCGCTTAATTGCGGGGGTTATTTTTTTATGCCGTTTTACTGTTAGAGGCTATCAGCCTTGCCGCCTCGTTGGGGAGCCTAACAGGCTCCACCGTAACCGCATTCGCTTCGCTCATATTATAGTCATACCCAGAGGTGACTTGTCAACTTATGCCATTGGCAGATTCCATCGGCGTGTCTGGTTTGACAGTGGCGAATACCACCCTGCTATGCTCACGCCATGAACGAAACAACTGTGCAACACCGATCCTTTAGCGCCTTTACTTCATGGTTGCGCTGTGGCAAAGCATTCCAGCTAGAGCGTAACTTGCAAGCACCACAAGAGCCAGCTTGGTGGTTCGTGGGAGGCTCAGCCTTTCACGCCGCTGCCGAGGCTTTCCTACTGGCGGAATTTGAAAAGAAGAAAAATCCGACAGATGAGGTTCCATTCTAATGACAAAAGAGTTTACATTTTATGGTCGTGTATACCTAACCACTGGTTACAGCAAGCATACTGTTCGCCTTGGATTTAGCGTGGGCAAGTATGGCATTGACGCCGACTTCTTTTTCTTTTGGTTCGCGCTGGAGTGGTGATGGATGACATCGCAAACCTCAAGCCAACAACCGGTACAGAAGCCGACTATCGTAATCTCGGCCCAATCCGAGTCTGCCCCTGCGGGTCGGATCTATGGAGCGTCAAGTGTAAGTTTGACGATGACGGAGAAATCGGTATCTATTTCCTTGACATCAACTGTGCGCTATGTGGTAGCCTCGCAGTTGCAGTCACGCCACCACTAGGAGAATCACATGGGTAAAAGACACGCCAAAGTAATCAGCCAGCAGGCTTTCCAACAAGCCTTCGCTGAAACCGAAGTCGTTATGCGACTTGCACTTGGTAAGCAAATCCAGAATCTTATTGACAAGGAGCCTAACGAGATGATTAAACTTGGTCTTGACCAAGCTCGCAAGCTCGTTGCCGGAGAGGAAACCATCGCATGAGTTGGGATACCATTTGGGAAAAGGCTTTCATAGATCAGATTGCCGAGGTTGAATCTAAGTCCAGCACCAATCCTGTTGATTGGCGCGTGGGTGGACGAGCAACCAAGCAGTATCCCAACAAGGAAGACAAGAATTGGTGGGATGAGAACGGCAAGAAGATGTTCTTTGATTTCATCAACGCTTGGCAAGAATCTCAGTTGGAGATTTGGGTTAGCCCAGAGGGCGTACCTGGCATTGAAATTGGTTTCAACCAATACTTTGGCGATGTGCTTATCAAGGCATTCGCTGACTTGATTGCCGTTCTACCCACTGGCGAGCTAATCGTGGTAGACTTTAAGACCGGCAAATCAACGCCTGACTCGGCTATGCAGTTGGGCATCTATGCCTGCCTCATGGAGATGCAGTTTGGCATTCGGCCCACTCGCGGTTACTTTTACTCAGCACGAGATGCTAAGTTCGAAGAAGCTGAAGGGTTGAGCCGCTGGACAATTCCCGTAATGACTGAGCTGTTTGCACAGTTTGCACGAGGCTTGGAAGCAGAAGTGTATTTGCCTAACATCGGCATGGCGTGTAGCCCATGCGGAGTAAAGGACTATTGTTACGCCGTTGGCGGAGAGCTTTCATCAATTTACGATCCACTATCACAGATAAAATAAGGAGCAATACCATGGCAGCAGAAACAACCAAGTTCCAAGTCAACTTCAAGTTGGCTGACGGAACCTTAATCAACATCTATGCAGACAACTCAGCAGAGTTGGAAGCACAGTTGGCAACCATCCAAGACACAGCCGCACTCATTGGCTCTGTCTCGGCTTCACTTGGCAATGCCGGCAACGTCCGCAACGCCATCCAGTCTCTCGGCGCAACCGTAGTGTCAGAGACACCAACACCATCACCGTTGACCTTGGCTGTTCACCAGTGCAAGCACGGTGAGCGTCAGTTCCGTGAGTCAAAGCCAGGCGCACCAAAGGCGTGGAAGGGCTACTTCTGCCCAACGCCGAAGGGTACACCCGATCAGTGCGAGCCTAACTTCGTTCGCTAATCCGTCATGCTGTCACTACACCAAGCGGCAGCGAAAAGCACGAACGATTATGCACTGCTACCAGACCTATTCCCTTCGCTCGTAAACGAAGGGATTAGGTTTCGTAGAGGACAACTGACAATGATTGCAGGCGCACCTAACGCCGGCAAATCACTCATAGCCCTTTGGATGGCGGTTCAAATGAAAGTGCCTACGCTGTATATATCAGCAGATACAGATGGCTATACCACTGCTATCCGAGCATCGGCAATGATTACCGGTCATAAGGTTTCCACTGTCGAAGAAGCATTCTCCAGCGGTGCTGGTCAGGACTTCTACGGTCAAGAGCTAGAGAGCATTAAGCATTTGCAGTTTGACTTTGCGCCTAGCCCTACCCTAGATGAAATCGATCTTGCTATCCGTGCTTACGGCGAAGCCTATGGCGAATATCCACACATGATTATTGTGGACAATGCCATGAACGTTGTCTCTATGGCAGGCGATGATTGGTCTGGCCTTCGTGAGATTGCCAAAGCAATGCATCATATTGCTCGTGAGACAGAAGCCGCTGTTGTGCTACTGCACCATACAAGCGAAGCTGAAGGCAAGCCTGATTTGCCACCAAGCCGTAAAGCTATTCAGGGCAAGATTGCCCAGTTGCCAGAGATGATCCTGACAGTGGCTCTCGTGCCACACTCAGGCGAGTTTCGTGTCGCTTGTGTGAAGAATCGCTTTAGCAAGCATAGCGCCACCGGTGATAACTACTTGACCTTGTGGGCAGACGCTAGCCGTATGACCTTGTATTCAGAGCTGAGCCAGATGCGAGTCGGGCAGACATGGAATGAGATGCGCCAATGAGTTTCAAAGAAGGGTTAGATTATTTCAACGGACAGGTTGGCGCGCTTAATATGTACGACACGACCAACACTGACGACGAAAAATTTTTTGCCAAAAAATATTTGGTGAAGCGCGAAGCGCATGACATCTGTGAGATACTAGGACTATGAAACAATCAGATGCCATTAGGTTTGAAATCCTGCACATGTGCAAATGCGATGACTGCCTTAACGCAAAGCTTGATAAGTTCAAGGAAGCTGTAGAGAAGGAATCGAAGTGAGCGATACGTTTTATTACATCTATTCAAAAGACGAATGCGGCGTATGGTTTTGTCAACCAGTAAGGAAGTCCGATGAGTACATACGGTAAGCGCAAAGGCTCTGCTTTTGAGACAGGCATTCTCAAGTTCCTTCGTGGCAAAGGTATGGCAGCTGAGCGTCTACGCCTAGCAGGCAAGGATGATGAAGGCGACATCGTGTGCATCGTTGCAGGCGCGCCGTATATCTTTGAGCTGAAAGCAACAGCCAAGATGGACTTGCCACAGTTCTGGCGTGAGGCTACCACCGAGGCATTTAACTATGCCAAGGCGCGTAACTTAGATGTTACGCCACCAGCCTATGTTATTGTCAAGCGCCGTATGGCGGGGCTAGACCAGTCGTGGGTTATTCAAGATTTGAACCAATGGTTGAAGGTAACCGGTGGTATCGAAGCCTGACCTTGGCGCCGTGCTAGAACATTACGGCGTGAAGGTATTAGATCGTCACGGTTGGGTGCCGTGCAAGTGTATTATCCACGATGATGCACAAGCCAGTGCCGCATACAACCTAGACAACCAAGCATACAACTGTCTGGTATGCAATCTACTGGGTGATGTATATGACCTAGTAGCTCGGAAGGAAAACATAAAGGAGTTTAGAGATGTTAAACGCAGAGCAGAGGAACTTGCTCACGGAAGCAGCCGAAAAATATTGCAACAGTCTCACACCACAGGCAGCCTCTTACCTAGAGGCACGAGGAATAACAGCGGAAGTCGCGCATACGTTCCGTCTTGGAAGCGTCGTGGAGCCTAGTGCCGGACATGAGCATGCAGTTGGCAGACTATCCATCCCCTACCTCACACCCGCTGGTGTTGTCGGTATTAAGTTTCGGAGCATAGATGACACAACTCCAAAATACCTCTGGCCTTCGGGTCAAAAGATTGGGCTATACAACGTACTTGATCTTCATCGCTATAGCGATACGATTGCCATTTGCGAAGGCGAGATTGACACGATTGTTGCATCGGGTATCGTGGGAATCCCTGCGGTTGGAGTTGCTGGAGTCAGTCAATGGAAGCCTTGGTTTCCTAAACTATTTGAATCGTACACTCGCATCCTTATCTTTGCGGATAATGATGTCAAGGAAGACGGAACTAACCCAGGACAAGAGCTAGCCCGCCGGATCAAGGAAGACTTGGACAAGGCTACTATCGTTCAGTTGCCACCCAATATGGATGTCAATGAGATATACTTGCAACTCGGCAAAGATTGGTTTACTGAGAGGCTGGCGGCGTGACAACTATTGCGGCTATTCAAGGCCCTGATTGGGTTGTCGTTGCCGCTGACTCGCAATCCTCTGGCGAGGATGGCTTTGCCATCAACATCCCAGACGGTAAAGTATTTAAGAATAGCAACATAGTCTTTGCTGGTGCCGGTGCGGTGCGAGGCATTAACCTGCTTCAACATGACTTCGCACCACCGGTCATTAACACCAAAGACACGGACAAGTATGTTACTCGCCAGCTTATCCCAGCTATTCGTCGTACCTTTGCTGAGGCTGGCTATGAGATTAGCAAGACTGACGCCGCTGTGGAGAATGACAACATCTGGATTGTCGTTGTCAAGGGTCAGGTCTATCGCATCGACGAAGACTATTCATGGGAGCGTACCGTCAACAACTTATATGTTGCCGGTAGCGGAGAGCAGTTTGCTCTCGGCGCCATGGAGGCGCTAACCAATGGCACGATGGTGGACGACCTAGCCAAGGCTAAGAAGATTGCTACTAAGGCTATCCAGATAGCCAGTAAGTATGACGTTGCTACAGGCGGCAAGATTACTGTCACGGTTGTGCAAGGCTTCTAGTGCCAACCTTTATGTACGGCCCGCAAGACGGCGCACCCGTACCAGAAGTCCTTTGGGTTTTAGATCAAATAGAGCTTGTGGATAACCAAAATCCCAATGGAAAGATGATATACTGTTACGAGCTTAATCAGAAAGACAAGAACTATTACTTTGTAGGCGAATTCGACGGGGGAGAACATGAGTGAGTCAAGAGGATTTAGAATTGGCGATTACAATTTTGAGTCAGAACGGCTTTTTAATACAGAGCTACGACATGACGATGGGCCAGATAACCGTTTCCCTGCCGGACATAAGGAATTCTGTGACAACGTATGGCAGATAATGGACGAGATTGGAAACCTACTCATCACCAAGCAACTGGATTACGGTCCAGGGAATATCAACAATGCACATGGTGGGCCAGTGAACGGTTTGCTTGTCCGTATTGGCGACAAATTCGAACGGTTGAAGAACCTCGTGAAGAAACAACAGATTAAGCCACAGCATGAGCCTATTGAAGATTCGTTCAAAGACCTTGCAAACTACGGAGTCATCGGCCTGATGATTCAGAGAGGCTTATGGCCTAAAGAATGAAAACAATCGTAGTCATTTCGGATCTACAAGCGCCGTATCACGATGCTGGCGCAACGGATGCCCTTGCAAAATTCATTAAAGCATACAAGCCAGATGAGGTGGTATCAGTTGGAGACGAAATCGACTTCCCGCAAATCAGCCGTTGGGAAGAAGGCTACGGCGGCGAGTGGAAATACGACATCGGAAAGCACAGAGATATTACCGTCCGACTACTTGAGTCACTTAATATCAAACATATCAGTCGGTCAAACCACAGTGACAGACTGTATAACAAGCTTAGAGCTAAAGCCCCAGGGTTGCTCGGCTTACCTGAGTTGGAGATTGAGAAGTTTCTCAAGCTTGACGACCTTGGAATTACATATCACCATCAACCCTACGAACTTGCGCCTAATTGGATACTTGTCCACGGAGATGAAGGCAACATCCAGCCTACTGCTGGAGCAACTGCACTTGGACTTGCAAAGAGGGCAGGCGTCAGTGTTGTCTGCGGACATACGCACCGAATGGGTCTTACCCATTGGACGCAGAGCTGGGCTGGTAAAGGAAAAACTGTTTGGGGTTTGGAGGTTGGTCATCTAATGAACCTGAAGCACGCAAAGTATATCAAGGCTGGGCTGTTCACATGGCAACAGGGCTTTGCTATCTTGCATGTGGACGGTAAGACGGTAACGCCTCAACTTGTACCTATCATCAACCGATCATTTGTTG